TCGGCATATACCCCGCATCTGATTGTGATTTAGTGTAATAACGGTTATCAAAATTGGCATAGCTGCCCGGATTCACCTGGCCCGGCGCGTTGAAGTTACCATTAGTGTCCCATTTAAAATTAACCTCTGATCCGCCACTGCCTTTCATGTGCAGATGCCATGAAAGTTCGGTTCCCGAGACAAGAGAACCAAAAGAAAAAGCCCAGGAGTTTTTACTCGCAATTGTCGCCTGTTGCTTGATAACCGGGTGGTATTCGCTAGCGCCGGTTGTAGAATATGAATTAAAAAATGGTGCTTTCGTTTTATATTGTTCTACCCACGCAAACGCTCCGCTATAACCTGCTGTAATCTCTTTAGAGGCATAGACCGTATTACCTACAGTAAGCGGCGTTTCCGACTGTAACGCTCCAGTCTCAAGGCTTACACGTAATGGCCGAAGCGCGTTGTAAGCTCCGTAAGCGTCTCCCTTATTGGTCAGCATTAGATACAGGTTATTGCCGTCATTGCGCCAGAATGTGCCGTAACTTCCGTAGGCAATGCGGAAATTGTTTGCAATGGTACTCTGGACTTCTGCACCAGCCTTGAGTACGCCATTCACGGTATCGCCACCTTTATTCACCGCACCAATATCAGCAGGGGACGGTTTATTGGCGGAATCATATCGTTTGGCCCAGGCAGTCCATGCGCCCGTAGAATACTGGCTGCGAGTGTAGGCACGAGAACTGTTGTAAACCAGATAAACTTGTGTCACGCCCGCATTTTTGTAAACCAGCAGCGTTCCGGCGTTATTTTCTGGATAGTGCCTCGCGGCTGAGGCATTGGCATTCAGTGGTTGATAATAAATACCCGGCGTTTTTAACGTATCCAGATCCTCGGTAGAAAGGCCGATAGCCTGGTCGTTGAAGATATCCTGCGAAGTTACGCTGGTATCTTCTGTCAGTGCGTGACCATTTATCTTACGTCCTGAGGGTACACGCCCATTAGCATTATCATTAGCTGCTTTGACAGCTTTCGGCGTAGCCGCCAGCAATTCACTGTCACTGTCAGTTGCGCTACTGAGCTGGACAATCCCCTTCTGCGCCGTGGTGGCGTTCTGGGCAGTATATTTCCCTTTTGCAAGATCATAGGCATCCTTAACTGCCTTTGGTGTGGCCGCCAGCCCCTCCGACTTACTGTCAGTCGCATTACTGAGCTGCACCAGCCCCTTACGTAATGTAGTCGCATCGACGACGTCTATCGCTTCCCGCGCACTTTTTTGTGCACTTGGGCCATTCTCAGCGATCTCCCCGAGGTTTCGGTCGATCCGCAGAAAAAGACCATCGCCCGTAGCCACTTTTAATTCAACTGCCGCCGTCTCTGATACCGCAAGTCGGTATTGTAGATTTACACTGACACCGTTTTCAGGCTTTTCAATGGCGGCACAATTCGCAACAGAATACAGTTCGCCAGCATCTGTCAGCAGGCCAACTTCCCTGACTACGAATCCACCAACGTCAACCGGAAGGACCAGCTGAGCAATAAACTGGTTCGCCTGATCCGGAGAAATCTGTAGTGCAGAAATTGCGCTGCGATAGACCTCACGCACCAGCTTCGTCTGCGCAGGATCCGGTTTAACGGATTGCCCGTTCCCGTCCCCCACCACAAAATCTTTGATGATGACGGGCTTCCCGGTCGCAGAGGATTGCGTCTCCAGCTCCTTGCCCCGGTTTGTCAGAATGCTGTAATACTTCTCAGCCATGGTTATTCTCCGGCCTCAATAACAACGTCAATCCTGGCGGTAACAGCGCCGCCGGCATAATAAGTTCCCTTCGCACCCAGATCGGCGATCACATCGATAGTGGTCAACAGGCTGCGGAGGTTTTTGGCTTTATCGACCTGGCGCCGTATGCGCTGGTAAAGCGCTTCGTCAACAGCCTGTAAGCTGTAAACCTCCACGCGGAAGGTGTAGGGATCCTTGCGCGGTGTATCCTCCCACCACTCAATCACGGTGGTCGGGAGACTGACGGCGCTTAGCGACCGCCTGACCGCCCCGGCGGTGCCCCGGTGCTGATGGACATAAGCGGCATCCCTGATCACCTGCCTTTTTTCTTCCTCCGTCCAGGCCTCCTCCCATGAATCCACCGCGAATTCCCAGGCCAGCCATGGCAGCAAATGTGCGGGACAGGTATCAGGATTTTTCACCTTACGTACCATGTCAGTATCCAGCGCCGCGATCAGCTCTGTGCTTGCCTGTTCCTGCGCCCGTTCCGGGTGAATAGCTGAAGGTGGAAGCAGAGATCGAAATTTATCCACTCACTCCTCCTTTACGGGTGACGTTTATCGCGCTGCACCACGGGGCCTGTCCTGCTGCCGCTTCCAGATCAGCCGTCGGGCTGAGCAACTTAACTCTGGATACGCCGGGCTGCTGAAGTGCTGAGTAAATCGCGGAAAGCGGTACAATGGCGTTAATACGATGGGAAAGCTGTGTGTAGCTCGTCAGCGTACTGATCGCGTTTTCCAGGACCGTCTGTGCATCCGGACCGTCTGGTATTTCGAGTTCAGCCTTAACGGCATAGCTGGCGATACTGGCACTCTTCACACTGACAAAATCGGTGAGCGGCCTGACTTCATCCGCGCTCAGTTTATTCATCACTTTTTCGATCAGGATATCCCCGGCCTCGCCGTTGCCGGTTCGCGAGAGCACGTATACATCCACCTCGCCGGGCCGGTTATGGGTTTCAGGCCCGTAGGCGTCCGCATCCAGCACATCGTTATCCGCTGATTTGGCATGAAAGCGATAAGCGTTACGCGCGCCGGCCGTATTCAGCTGCGCCCACGAAAGCTGTATACGTTCCCGGAAAGCGTCGTCGTCTTCATAAACAGGGTCGACAGGGGGAACCGCATCCGGATCGCCGGGATTAATCACCAGACGGGAAACATTAAAGGCCGCGCCCAGCTGATCGAGATCGGCCTCTCTGGCGCTGGCAAGAAAAACAGCCCTTACAGCGTCATTAACGCGCTGGAATGCCAGAGCAAGCTGGTAAGCGGTGATTTCCCCCTGCTTATACGCCGGGTCCGATTCCACAAGCGCATCAAATTCCGTATCGAGTTCACGCAGGCGTGCCAGCCAGCGGGTAAAAATGTCGGCGGTATCCGGTACCACGATGGCATCCGGAACCGCCAGGGCGGACAGGTTAATTACGTCATAGCTGCTTGCCATAAATCGGTATACCTCCGGTACTGACAGGAAGATTGTTCTCTTTATTGATCCCTTCGATATCCACCACACACCCCGTTTTATCTGCCGGGAAGGAGACGAGCACTCGTGTGACCTTAAGCCGGGGTTCCCAGCGCGCGAGCGCTGTGGCAGTCGCTGCGATAATGCGTAGCCGTGTCAGGTCATCACGTGGATTGTCCACCAGCGAAAACAGATCGCTGCCATAATCACGAACCAGCACGCGGCTGCCGACGGGCGTTGAGAGAATATCGCTGACGGACTGGCGCAAATGGTCGCTACCGGACAGGCGTTTCCCGGTCCGGCTGTTTACACCGTTCATAATGTTTTTCCGTATCTGTTTGCCGGATGGCGGAGGGTTAGCCGAAGTAATTCGGGCCGGTTTTATCCGAACTGCCGGATTTTTTTGAGGATTTCGCAGGTTTGCGAATATCAACCACCAGGTTGTATGTGTAGCTGAACCCGGCGGGCGTCAGGGAAAACGACAGTGACTCCACCACCCAGGCGCGGTCTTCCCGCTCGCCAAAGCCGGACGTGGATACGCCAGATTCTGCCGTGAGGGAAACATGTTTCGGTCGGCATGGTCCGGTTACTGTCATTTTCTGTTCATTGCGGCGGGCCTGCGTTTTTTTCGCTTTGGCCTGCTGGTCTGCGGTGGCCTTTACCGGCTGGGTGTAAGGGTTCGCCATCGAGGGACCATCATGTTCAACTGATGAGGTTTTAGTCTTCCCGTCAGCCTCATCGTAATAACGTACGCCGATTTTGCCTGAAGACTTACCACCGCTGGCGGTGGCCTTCCCTGTCGAACTGCCCCGCTCTCCTTCGCTGTAAGTCCAGTTTGACACCTCTTCTGGTGTGATAATCAGAGCTGCGGTCTGTTCGCCGGAAGCATTTGCCGTGGCTCCCTGACGCAGAAACAGCCAGTAACCGCCCGACGGTTTGCTGACAGCATTCCATGTTCGGGCCAGGCGCGTCAGCAGATTGGCGTCCGATTCTGCCACCTGGTCAACGTGGTCGATATGGATATCGGCCAGCTCTGCGGCCACTTTTGGTACCAGTCCGTTTTCTTTCGCTACCGTTTTAACCAAATCCGCCAGTCGCAGATTATCCCAGCTGCGGGTTTTCTGGCTAAGCACATCACCGGGCTGTTTCTGTGCGTTCATGGGCGCAGCGGTGGCATAAATCTCGATACGACGGGGCGGGCCGCCGCTGCCAACCCCGGACACCACGAACCAGCCCTTATCCACCAGCTGGTCGTTAAAGCCCAGCGCCAGACGTAGCCGTGCGCCTTTTGTCGGTAAAGGAAGCGTTTCTGACAGCAGGGTGATTTTCAGCTCATCCGCTTTTGCCGTAGCGCCGCCGTAATCAGTCAGCGTCAGCTCTGCCAGGCATTGTTGCAGCGCACGGGTAATATCTTTTCCTTCAGCGCTGACGCTGAAAGCGGGAGCATATTCCGGTTTAACAATCTGATCTGCCAT